AAACGATAAGGAGCATTTTGCTTTATTTTTAGAGGCAAAAGGACAACGGATTGTCGATGCGAGACGAACAGAGTTAAACTTCGAGGACGTTGACTATTTAAACGGATTATATTTACATTATTTTGGAATCGATAACTCCAATTGCCCAACTTGCTCAAAGGTCCACGAGACAATAATAAAAGATTTATATAAACTATTTAATTATGCCAATTAGTTTTGATTACGACGGAACGCTCTCAACTAAAAAAGGCAAAGAACTAGCCTCCAAATTTATATCAGAGGGTAAAGACGTCAGAATTTTAACAGCTCGAGACGAATCCGGAGACAATTCCGACTTATTTAGTACAGCAAAAGAGCTTGGCATCGATAAAATTTATTTTACAAATGGACGAGACAAATGGTCCTTTGTACAAAAGTATAAAATTAGGGAACACTATGACAACAACAAAGAGCAAGTTGACAAAATTAACGAAAAAACAACGTCAAGAGGAATTTTATTTGTTTCTTGACGCGGTTATTGAAAACGCACCAGACGACGTCTCAGCTAATGAAATTTGGATGCCGGATAACTTGTTTAAATTACTAAAAACAAAGTCTTACAGAGGCTACAAATTCTTTACGTCGATGTTTTTAGACAATAATCAAATCATTTTAGGCAAATATTCGGGAGAGTCTCAAATTAATTAATTAATTTAGATTAATTATGGATAAGAGAAAGTTAAACGGAGGGCATTCAACCAAAGCGACAAGAGTTGACGACAAACGTCTAATGACTAAGTCCGAAATGCAAGACACTTACGAGAGATTGAAACCTTTTTTACCGGAGGCAATCTTACAACTTGAGGCAGCGATGCAAGCTGGAGAGAAGTGGGCGATTGAATTGTGGTTTAAGTACTTCTTTGGAATGCCAAGGCAAACAATTGATCAGCATATCAGTATTGAGAAACCGATTTTTAATTCCTTAGATTTGGATGTTTCAGAAAACGACGGCGCAGAGTAAAATAGCCAAGCTAAAAAAGAGAGTTCGAATTGTACAAGGCGGGACGTCAAGCTCCAAAACATTTTCGATATTGCCTTTACTTATTACTTACGCTATTCAAAATCCATTCTCGGAAATTAGTATAGTTAGTGAGTCAATTCCTCATTTGAAACGTGGAGCTTTAAAAGACTTCCAAAAAATAATGTTATTAACTGACAATTATAAGGATCAAAATTTTAACCGGTCATCCCTTAAATATACATTCTCAAATAATAGTTATATTGAGTTTTTTAGCGTGGACCAACCCGACAAATTACGAGGCGCCAGGCGTGATATTCTATTTATAAACGAGTGCAATAATATCGACTTTGAAAGCTATCAACAGCTCGCAATCCGGACTAAAAAATTTATTTACTTAGACTACAATCCGACAAATGAATTTTGGGTACAAACGGAACTCGTAAACGATCCCGACAGCGACTTTGTTATATTAACCTATAAAGATAACGAGGCCCTCGATCCGGCAATTGTCAGAGAGATTGAGAAAGCAAAAGACAAAGCAGCAACCTCAACTTATTGGGCCAATTGGTGGAATGTTTACGGACTCGGACAACTCGGATCGCTTGAGGGAGTCATATTTCAAAACTGGGAGCAAATCGATACCATTCCAACCGAGGCAAAGTTCTTAGGAAGTGGACTCGATTTTGGTTACAGCAATGATCCAACCGCTCATATAGGAGTTTATGATTACAATGGTAAGATAATTGTTGACGAGTTGATTTACTCAACCTCACTTTTGAACTCCGATATTATTCGACTAATGAAACAGGAAAGGACGGCTCCAATTTGGGCGGACTCAGCCGAGCCAAAAAGTATCGAGGAGATAAGACGCGCCGGATACAATATTAAGCCGGTTGTTAAAGGAGCTGACTCAATCAATTACGGGATCTCAGTACTACAGCAAAAGGAAATCTTAGTCACTAAGTCTAGCACGAATTTAATTAAGGAGTTGAGGAGTTATAGTTGGGACGTAGATAATACCGGCAAAAAACTTAACCGACCTATTGACGAATTTAACCACGCAATTGACGCACTCAGGTACTTCGCAATGATGAGCCTGGCAATAAATAAAAGCCGTCGCGTAATAATTACGTAGTTTATTACGTACAAAAAGTTAAATATTGTACGTAATAACGTACAACCAAAATAAAATAATAAACAAAACAACATTTTTCAGTTATATATATATGAGAGTTACAATTCCAACGGATTTAAAGGAGATTAAATTGTCTCAATATTTGAGATATTTAAAAGTATTAAAAGATAACCAGGACGATGAGACGTTTGTTTGTATTCAAATGGTTGCTATCTTTTGTAATTTGAGCGTGGCCGATGTTATGAAAATACCAGTTAACGACTTCGCTGAAATTGTCGAAAATTTGGCTAAGGTATTGGATCAGAAACCTCAACTCGTTAGGATTTTTAAATTAAACGGCGTTGAGTACGGATTTATTCCAAACTTAGATAAAATGACTTTGGGAGAACACGCGACAATGGACTCACTACTCGGAACGGATGAGAATTTAAGTCTTTTAATGTCGGTTATGTACCGGCCAATAACTAAAAAGGCTTTGCCGTTTTATCAAATTGAGGCCTACGACGGAGACGAAAGCAAAGCGGAATTATTTAACGATGTCCCAATGGATATAGTGACAGGATCAATTCTTTTTTTTTGGACTTTAAGCAAGGATTTATTGAACAATATCCTATCGCATTTGGAGAGCAAGGCGATGAGGGAGGGGAAATCTCTCGAGGAGGCTTTCACGAGCGCTGGGGTTGGTTTCAGTCATTTGTTAGACTTTCGCGTGAGCTTGGAATCAAACCTCGAGAAGTTGGAAACGAGCCTCTTCATGAATCACTCACGCTATTATGTTATTTAATAGACGAAAGCAAAGAGGAGGCAAAACAAATTAAAAACCATTTTAAAAAATGAGAGCATTTTACCAGGCAATTGAATATATTAAAACGACGCTCGAGAGCGCGCCACTTTTAAACACGATCACTCACGGGACCGATATAATTGACAACGTCAAAAAAAATATATTTCCACTAGCTAACATTAATATCCTAAGCTCGTCAATTAGCGGAGGAGTTGTGAATTTTACTTTTGAGGTTGTCGTTGTAGATATTCGAAATATGTCAAAGGTAAATGTTAAAGATAAATTTTTAGGAAATGACAACGAACTTGACAACCTTAACACTTGTCGCGCAATCATAAATTATATGATCACTAAAATGAGGATGCAAAGGAATGAGAATGATATTGAGTTACAAAATGATCCGTCACTACAGCCAATTTTATTAGCTTTTACAAATGCGCTTGACGGCTGGAAGTGCGATATTGAAATAAGCGTACCTAATAACGATTTTGGAGTTTGCTGTAATGGAGACTAAATTAGTACAACAGGCCCTCGATGAGTTTGGTAAGTCAGTAGTTGAGAGAGCTAGGCTTAATTTAAAGACGGGAGGACGTTACGGAACGCACAATGCCTCCGGTCAATTATCAAAGTCCTTAGATTACAAAGCAAAAGAGAATAAAAACTCAATCGAGTTTGACTTTTATGCGGAGAGTTATTGGGCGCAATTAGATTTCGGAACTAAGGGGAGCGAGTCAAGCTCAAAAGCTCCGAACTCACCATATAAAGCGAACGCCTCAAGAGGTGCGATTGATAAGTGGGTATTGCGCAAAGGCATACAAGGAGTCAGAGGCGCCGGAGGTCAATTTGTTAATCGTAAATTAATGGTTACTTCGATAACAAACTCGATAAATAGGACCGGAACGTATGAGACGAGATTTTTTAGGAATGCCTTTGACGATCAATATAAGGATTTTGACAATAATATTGCCGATAAATATGGCTTAGACCTGGAAACATTTTTAAAATTTACACTTAAAGAAATACAATGATAATAATTAGCGCGAGAAGTCCCTATCAAATTATAATTAACGAGGCCGGACAAACCGGCAGCAAGGTGGAGCTATTCATTTGGAATAAAGGAACGACAGAGCCAACCATTCCAACCTATGTAATGAGCGAGAATATTGCCTCAGTAACTCAAACTGAGACAAATTACAATATATCTCCGTTTATTTTAGAATATATCAATCAAATTAATGTAAGTTATTCAACTTCTCCGGTAGTTGAGAATAATAAAAATTGGTGCATTGTAAGAGTTAAGAGATATAAAAAGGATTCTGTCGGAGCTTACACTCTTATTGATAATTTAGTATATTTAGGCGTTAATGGATATACAGACGTCGATCAGGGTTTGAATTACAATATAGCTGGATCAAATGATTTCAAAGTTTTGGGTTATGGTTATAACGACAATATAATTCAATACTACGATAAAATTCCTTACTATAATTTACTACTTAAAAGCGCGGTTTCAAATAATTATACAATCAAATATTATTCAAACGCTGGATCGCTTATATATAGCAATACATTTTTGTCACCGAGTACAATTGACTATTATAATTATAGAGTTCCTTTGGCTTTCCATAGTTCAGATTACTGCGAATTTTCAAACTCAAGTGACGACGTATTTTTTAGGGTACTGACTGAAAAATTAGAGGAATGCAAATACACTCCGGTTAATGTTAGTTA